TTTTCACTTGTGCGGGAGGATAACATTTGTTAACGGGGAACGCAAAACCCCGGACGAAAGTACTTCTCACTACAGAGAAACGTCAACTTGGACTATGGATTCGAACTTTGTGTCCCACAATGCCCTCGGTATCTTAGGGGCCAGAGCGGGTCCGTCGTGCTTGGCGCGGTTGCCCCTGCCTGCATTGACACGCTGGTATCCAAGGATACCATCGCAGACAGAAACGTAACAGTCAACGAGATCCTGCTCCCACACGCCATAAACGTTGTGTAGGAAAGATCCGAGCATGTCCGCGTCAATAACTTCGGCGTTCGAAGTCATTTCCTTGAGTTCCTCTGCTGTATACTTATACGCCATCGCCTGATTTCTCATTTCCAAATGAGGTGTGTGCGATAACTGGTCAGCGGTTTCCAAAAGAAGAGTTCGTAAAGAGGCTATGTGGCGATGTTCATACGCGGCAGATAACACCTTACCTGCCATGTAATCAGCATCATTCACCTGTTTGTTGTAATTCGAACGAACAGGCAATTTTGACACCACGCGGCCAAATGAAGGTACGGGGAAAGTTCTTTTGACACTCGGGACGAATCGTTTACGTAGGAAGGTAGCTTGCTCCCTCTTCTCTACGATCTTGACTTCGCTCTTCATCCCAACGCTCTCACTCACTGTGGCGAAAGACTCCGCTACGTGCTCTCGGCTTTGAACAGTGAATGTTAAATTGTCGTCTCCGTACACCAATATGGTGCTCTGCGTGATACCAGCGATCATCATTGAGGCAAGACTAATGCAGGCGTTGACGTATCCGTTTCCGGTAGTGGTCGTAACTTCACCCGACCACCTCTGTCCAACAACCTTGCCCTTGACGCCATACCTAGTGAATATCCTTACACTGGTATTGCTGGCAAACTCACGCACGAACCATTTGGGTGCGCCAAGTTTATAGTAAAACATGGCCTCCTTCTTACGAACTCCGGCGGGCTGACTCCCATCGTTATTCTTGAAATCGTTCTCTACAGCTTTGCCTGGGGTGTGGTGCACTATATCTGCAATCTCGTCCGCCGTCATACCTACACAGTAAAGGACTTCATTACCCTTGTTTTTCAAGTTACTGCGCGATAATTCTTCGGCGATCCTTCGAGATAGATAATACACCACGGAACCCATTACGAGATTGTACATGTCGCCACCTTGATAGACGACACGGGGTTGGGCTCCATCGTGCTTCAGCAAAGCCTCGGATTTCGCAAATACGACCTTGTCATTGTATCCAGGTAATGTGAAGTCTTGCGAGTCAAGTAGCTCCATTAACCTCTCACGCTTTGTGCCGCTCATTTCGTCCAAATAAGCAGTAATCATCCCATGGTCCAGCTTCAATTCATCCCTCTCATGTATGACCGACATGAGATGATCG